AACTAGAAAAGTTTGGTCTAAGACCTTACAGAAAACTAGATGGTACACCATTAGCTGGAGCTCAAAACAGATATACGATCAAAGCTAATTATGGTCAAAATATTTTTCAGGGTGATTTGGTAATACCTGTGTCAACTGGAAATATTGAAAGACATGTAGCTAATACATCAGAAGCTGTTGTGGGCGTTTTCAACGGATGTTTTTTTACTGATCCAACTACTAGTAAGCCTACATTCAAAAACTTTTATCCGGCATCAACAAATGCAAGCGACATTACTGCATTTGTAATAGATGATCCAGATGCGGTGTTTTTAATGAATGCAGATGCGGCTTTCACAAGAGCGGATCTATTTAAAAACTACTCGTTGGATTCCAACAATGGAAGTACAACAACTGGTATTTCACAAGCGATGCTAGACGTGGGAACATCAGGTACTGCAACTACTTTTGCAATTCAAGCAATTGATATTTCGCAAGACCCTGAAAATTCTGACGTTGCAACATCTAATGCGAATATATTAGTTAGAATCAACAACCACTTCTACAGAAGTGGAACAGGTATAGCGTAATAAGGAGTTAAACTATGGCAATATCACGATCACAACTAGTTAAAGAACTAGAGCCAGGTTTGAATGCTTTATTCGGCCTGGAATATAGTAGATATGAAAATCAGCATGCTGAAATTTATACTACTGAAACATCTGACAGAGCTTTCGAAGAGGAAGTAATGTTAGCGGGATTTGCTTCTGCACCAACTAAACAAGAAGGTGCTGGAGTCGTGTTTGATCAAGCAACTGAAACATTCACTGCAAGATACACTCACGAAACAATCGCGTTAGCGTTTGCTATCACAGAGGAAGCAATCGAAGACAACCTATACGATAGATTAGCTGCAAGATACACAAGAGCTCTTGCAAGATCTATGGCAAACACAAAACAAGTGAAAGCTGCAAACGTATTGAACAATGCACAAGTTACAACAGTAACTGGTGGAGACGGTGAATCTTTAATCGGAAATGCTCACCCACTAGCTACAGGCGGAACTTTTTCAAATGTTCTTGCTACAGCTGCAGATCTTAATGAAACTTCACTTGAGCAGTCATTGATTGACATTGCTGGTTTTGTTGACGAGAGAGGCTTAAGAATAGCAGCTCAAGGTAGAAAAATGATAATTCCAAAAGAATTACAATTTACTGCTGAGAGAATTATGAAGTCTCCTATGAGACCAGGAACTGCAGATAATGACATCAATGCGGTAAGAAGCATGGGAATGGTACCAGAAGGTTATGTAGTTAATAACTTTTTAACTGATACTGATTCTTTCTTCCTAATGACTGATGTACCTAATGGATTTAAAATGTTCGTTAGATCACCAATCAAAACTGCAATGGAAGGTGACTTTGATACTGGAAACGTAAGATTTAAAGCTAGAGAAAGATACTCTTTTGGATTTTCTGATCCAAGATGTGTATTTGGTAA